AAATGTTTCAAACTCTTGCAACAACCAATCATAATGATTCTCTTGTAGTTGTCCTGGGTCTTTTAAATCGCCCTGTGTTGCAGCATTAACCATATCAAATGTAGGCAGTGCATTATGTTCTTCCACATAAGATTTTAAAAATTCTGCACTGGGTTGCAGTCTTCTATCAAATGTTTTAGGATCAAACACACCCTGACAGCGTACAAAGCTCTCAGCGTCTGTCATAAACATTTCTAGATATACCTTTTGTATATCGTATCCGTAGTCTGTGTTTTGTCTTGTCATAGTTTATATATACTACCTATTCCAAACTTTGTCAATATAATTAATACGTTGTTTGTGTTTTGCAAGTACTGCTCCTACACAACTACCAGGGTCTCCTGGATTAGGCGGAACCCATACAGTTTCAAACTGTCGTCTTAGTAGATCAACAGCATCTCTGTTCATAGCACCGCCACCTGCTAGTGCAAGATTTTTACACCCTGTTGTTCTTTTTACCCATGCTCCTAGATTACACACACAATATTCAAAAGCCCATTGCACGGCTGCTGCTAGATCGTATAGCTCTTGCTTGCTAGCAATCTCAGGCCTCCACCACATACAACCTCTGTGTAGGTTTTCTCTCATACGTATAAACGGATTAGATCCCATACCCTCTGTTTGAATTATCTCATCAAACAGCATTTCTGAATAACGATGCGGATCTCCTTTACTAGCCCATTGACTAACCAAGTATTCATCACGCTGTGGTACTAGTCCAAGTCGTTGGGTCATTGCACTATAGAACAAACCTAGACTGTGTGGATAGCGTTGGCTGTGTAATTTTTTAAGTTTGTTATCTTTGCCCTGCCATATAGTAAGTGTTTCAAACTCGCCTATACTATCTAAACATATAACAGCACATTCGTCATAGGGCTGGGTATAGTAAGCATATGCAGCATGACAGTTATGATGTTGTATATATTTTATAGGGTGTTCTAAATCATACTCTTTTAGATATCTGCGTATATTATTTTCTTTTAGTAGTATGCCTTGGCCTGCTAACCATTGTCGTGCAGTTTTTAACATAGGACGTTCATACCATATAATACTACCGGGCTCTCCAAAACTTTTTGCTTTATCTATTAATCCACTGTTTAGGTGCGGATCGTTTGGCACACCGCTAAAGTCTTTTGCAAGACCTGCCCACAATACTTTTGTATCGCTTGCTCCTACATTAGCAACCGCAATACTAGCATCATGACTGTTTGCTACTACGCCCCAAGTAATCATGCTTCATCTATTACTTTCTGAAACAATTTTGCAGGCAAACTACACAACCAAATATAAGGTACCCAGAATAGTATGTTGTAGATTACGAGTTCAGTCATTGTGCTTTCTCCTATGAACCATATCCCAATAGTCGTCATTGTCCATTGCTGGACGTTTTGCTACTTCTGCTTCCCGTGCAATTCTACGCTTACGAGCTTGTCTAATACCCCACCAGAAGTATAGACGCCAAAATAGTTTTGTATCCATAAGCCATTTCTTCATTTGTAGATAAACGGGTCTCGTTTTTGTAATTCTTTCATGCGTTTTTTAAATGCACGTTCTTGTTTATACCAAGTGTAAGGATATATAATCCAATTCCATATTGCTTTTAACCAAACCATTTCTTTGCCTTTAATCTTATTTTAAGCGGTGAGCTCTCCGCTGCATTTGCTATGCTATACAATGTATATAGCCTTCCGTACTTGGCAACAGCATCACCTATATCATTTACGTCTTCGTCCCAGTCAGGCATACTGACATGCCAACCTCTATCGATAGCCTGCTCCACCAACTTGCTGCCGGCTTTGTCTCTGTCAGGTACAACATAAATGTCTCTATTGAGTCTATTAAGTAATAGTGCTTGTGCATCGCCAATGTCACTTCCTCCAATAGCACAACCTTCTACGTGTAGTGCATCAATCTGTCCTTCGCATAGAATGCAAAACACTTTGTGCGGGCGTTGTTCATCTAAGTTAAACACATAGCCAGGTTGCATAGTAGTCAGGTACTTACTTTTGCTTTCCCCTATTGCACGGGCTGTATATCCAACGATACGCCCCTCGTAGTAGAAGGGTATGATGATTCTATCACGATAAGCAAGTGTTGGCGACCAGTGGTAATCCGTGTCCTCGATACTTAAATTTCTTTCTAACATATATTGAAATATTTTTACTATGCGCTCGTCAAGATGTCCTGCTTCTGCCCACATATGTTTAGACAGCGGCTCGGAACCTTCTGGTAGTTCTACCGTTTCAAACTCAGGCAGTTCAACAGAATGTTTTTGAACTTCTACGCCTTCGTTCTCACGCATAACGTCTAATGCTAGTTTTGTAATTTCATTGTCAGGAGTGTTTAACCACTCCAAAAGTTTTTTGAACTTATAACTAAGATTACGTCCTGGTTGCCAACTTGCTTTGAAGCCGCAGTTAAAGCAATGATAGCTAACTGCTTCTCCTTCGTGAATCACACCGCCACGACCTCTAGTGTCTGCATTTTCGCCATTGTGAATGCAACAGGGTGCATTGAAGCTAGTCCAACCACTAGGAGTAGTTTTACGCTTCGCAGGCAAATGCAGAGTAAGTATGTCAGACACGATGCTCATACAATTATATTAGCATCAGGTTAGATAGATGTCAATTAATTTCTGACTAAAATTTTTGTGATTGTTGAAGCAGGATCTTTAGAAGTTTCAAATCTTATATGACTTAGCACTCCGTAAAAATTAACAGGCGTAGGCATAGTTTCAGTTCCTGTAAAACTTACTGTAGCAAGATCTGCCCATTGTGTTGTACCTGTAATTTGATTCTCAAGTGTGCCTTGTACTTTGACGTCTCCGTCATATCCGTCTGTATAAATTGCAGCCGTGTGTAATGCTTCGTTGCCGTTTATTCCAGGCTCTGCATCTATAGCATCACTTACATAAGTTACATCGTCTGGTGCTGTTGCACTAAAGTTTGAAACACTTTTACTTGACTTTGTTCCTGGAAATGCTTCTGCACTTATCTTCATAACAGCATCATTACCAAAGTGTGTGTCAGTATATGTAATGATATTATCTTCATTTGCATCTACTAGATAAATTGTATAACTAAGAAACTGTTGTTTGACATTAAGTAGATCATTTTCTGTAATTGTAACTTTGAATAATCCTCTTGTTTGGCTGCTACCGTCGTCTAGTAATACACCGTCATGTTCAATTACAAGATTTTTGTTTTCATCAAATGCTAAAAATTTAGGTGTATAATTTGTAGTATTAATAGGCTTTTGATCCGCATTTAACAATCTAAACTCTATAACATTATCAATACCTTTATACACTTGTACTTGTCTTTGATACATTGGTCTATACTCCGTAACGAATCCTGCCACATCGGCAACTATGTCTATTCTGTTCTTGACTAAATATCTAGGTAATAATTGCATGGTAAAAGTATTTATAATAAAATGTTGTTAAAAGATATAGAAGAAAATTTTCCATTTTTAAGTGTTGTAACTTACGGCGGGTTAGAATATGTAGGAATTGTGATCAATCAAGACCAATGGGTAACTTCTATGTACGTTTATACTGATATTAAGACACAACAAGAACAAGCAAAATTTTTAGAACTAGGCGAAGCATGGTGGTGGGAATCAAATAGATTGATTCCTATTAATATATTTTTAAAGGGCGAAATTGAATCTTTCAAATATTGTATAGTAACTATGAACTCAAAAGATGTAGTAGTGAAACTAGGGCCAACAGTTAATCTAAATAATCTAGCTATCAAACGTGTCAAAAGGAAACACGTACAGTTGCTAAGGAAGTCTAAGTAGTTCGAACCCAAACATTGTTCGGACCTACATCATAAGTTTTTACAAATTGATTCACTGCCTTATTTACACCAGGATAATCTATGTCATGACCTGTAAGTAGTCCGCCTGTTTTAACTTTAGGCGAGTATGCAATGATATCATTTTTACATCCGTCATAACTATGATCAGCATCAATAAAAACTAAATCAACATCGGGAATTCTATCTGCAACTGTATGACTATAACCTTGTATCGGAACTAATCTGTCTCCGAATTGTTCTTTTATTTCGTTTGTATAAAATTTACTTGTATCTAAATCAATACCGTATATAATCAATTCAGGACAATTTTTTAGCAAGTAGAAAGTTGTTCGGCCGTCCCTTACACCTACTTCTGCCATAGTTGTGTAATTGTGTTTTTCGATTAAGTGTCTTAGAAAATATTTTCTGTTAGGTTTTTTGTTCCATTGTATAGTCATTGGAACTTTTAAAAGATCATTCCGCTTGGCCATTTATCTGCTCGCATAGTAAATTCATATGTACAACAACAGCCATTGCATATGAAATAGCATGGGCTTTTTTAAAGTAGTATTCGTTGTTGTCAGGTTTTGTCCAAACCTCTGTCATAATATCCTGCCACGTCTGACCTATCAAATGTCGTTTTGCCGGACGTATCATTGCTAGCACTGCTGCTAATTGTTCTACTGTCTTGGGCTTTGTTTGTTGCAGGATATGTGAGTGGCCTGCGACGTGAAATAGTTTGTCTGAGAATTCTTCGTGCATTAGCAGATCCCATAATGGCTCTGTCTCCATAAGTTTTTGTAGATGTTCTTGATCTCTAACATCTTTGTATATACTAACATTAAGAAAATCTAATTTAAAGTAACCACGTTCTTCTGCTGTCTTATAGTCAATAGTTGATAAGTTATCCACAGGGTTATGCGGACACTCAGTGACATACACACCAGTGTTGTGTTTTTTACCTGTATCTAATTTTGCCACACGGTGTTGTATCTTGTCTAATATAACACTGCGGTCAGCAAAGTCGATATCAATATCAGGCATTTATTTTACTCCAATGAAACTCGCCTTCTTTAGGTGTGTTACCTATATATTCTTCGCCAGTTTCTCTATCTACTAGTTTCCACTTCATAGGAGCCAGTGTTTTAACTACTAGTTCAACTGGTTCCTCTAATTCATAAACTTGTACGCCGTCTTGTAGTTTTCTAAACTTAGTCAAGTTTGCCTTCCTCTCTGAGTTTTGCACGAATTTTTGTAGCACTAATATTATGTATCTCTTCTCCGAGATCATGTTGTGTAAAGGTATATCCTACGCCACGTCCATAACTGATATCTACAATATTAGGCACTTGCATAATAACATACTCTACACCTTCTGTAAAGTCGTGTTCTGCTAGTCCTGCAACAATGTTTTGACGTACTTCATTCCAACGGAATGGATTATCGTCTTGTGTTGCTGTGCGTCCTGCACCTGCATCTTGACCTACAATGCCTCCAACATCACGTACCATAATACAAACTTGCCCTGTCTCTAAGAGAGATTTTTTAAATAATGCTGTATGCCCATCATGCCAAGGCTGCCAACGTCCTAGCATTTGTGCTGTAGGTTTTTTCCAATCAAACATTATTTCTATCCATCCATCTAAGTACAACTTTAAGCAATACTTCGTGTGTATCACTAAACCAACCCTCTACATGATAATCACAATGTGGAGGTTCTACGAACATTTTATTTGTATCTTCAAAACGACCTTCTTTGATTGTGTCCATCCATACAGTAAAGTCGGGATTAAATTCACTACGTGCTTGTTCTGTAGGACATACAAAGTCGGTTACTGCAACTTTGCCTGCACGTACAACACCATCCGCTAGATAGCGCATACGTGCTGCTTGACGCATACGTCCTTCTGGTGAAAAGTCCCAGTCGTTGTAATGACTGCGTATTTCGTCTGCATTAATATGCACGCCTCTAATTAAGTCGGCAAAAGGTTTTGCCAATGTGGTTTTGCCACTGCCTGGCAAACCAAATATTAAAATTTTCATAAATTTGATTCCTTTACAACGTCTTTTACCAGTTGTACGTCTTTTGTTTGTCTATTAAATCTTAAACTCCAATGTTTAGGATCTAATACAAACCCGATCATATTCAACTGTTCATCGTTAAACTTATTTAATAGTGCCTTGCCACTTTCACAATTAAGAATGAGCCAAGGTGATATTTTTCCGTCCTTGATATGCCACACTGCTCTATTAGGACTAACATGTTGAAAATAATGATTCCATGGTGCAGGCGGATTTTCGTTTGCCCACTCTACCATTGTATTAATGCTGCGCTCTAGTGCAGTTTCTACCCCTTCTTTACGTATGAGTTCAACTGCATACTTTTCATACATTTCTTCTTTGCACCAATGGTCTAATTTGACATTGCTTGTTACAACATAGTCGATATATTTTTCCGGATACAAAGGTTTTACATTTGAAATAAAACTGCCAAACTTTACAAATGCATTGTAGAAACTGCTTTTTACAAACTCAGCATATGTCTTTTCTTTTTTTGTACCTGCACTTAATTTATAAAATCTTTGGAATGTGTAAAAGCCTAGCTTTACTCGCTTTTCATCTTTTTGTAGCCAACGTCTTTTAGGCTCACACATATGAGCTAATAAAGTTTTTTCTCTAGTATAGCCTGTGTTACAATATTCGCACACAAAAGGCTTATCAGAGCTTGACGTTTTCGATGCCATGTTCTTCAGCCAGTTGTTTGATTTCTTTTTTTGTAGATGTTCTAGCAAGTAGTTCTACCTCATCTGATTTCATGTTAGGATATATTTCTTCAAGTACCTTAATAGCCTTTGAATTAGATTCGGATTTCTTTTTAAATCCTAAGTACTTATGAAATTCAATATTACCTGTAGCACCACTCATACATAGCAGTTGCCACATAAGTTCTTGATGACCGTTTTCTTTCCCAACACCGATTGTGTTAAAATGTTTGTTATAATATTCATTTGTTCTTAGTATTGCACGTTCTTGTTTTGCTCTAGAACCTGCTACACTACTAACATAACGATTTAATATCCAAAAGCCTACACTTTTCTTTTCTTCGTCAGAAAACTCTTTCCAAGCACCTTTGTAGTTCATATCTACACAGCCTAGTATTTGTTTTAGGTTAAGTTTTTCTGATGCCACTCTTCTGTATCCTCTGGAGTATTAATCTCTATACCATTAAATTGTACAGCCAAACAACCAATTTGCCAACCACTTTTTAGCCAGCGAAGTTGTTCTAGTTTTTCTATACGTTCTTCTTGTTCTATATGCAAATGCGGATATGACTGTAGTGCATTTTTACGATACCCATATACACCAAGGTGCCAATCACCGTAGCCTGTCATACCTCTGCCAAACCAGAGAGATTGATCACCTGCTCTGATCATTTTTACTGAGCTAGGATCATTTTGACGTTCTTTAGGCATCTTAGTGAATACTGTAGTTACACTATAATTTTTTAAATGCCAATCACACTTTTCAATCATTTCTGATGTAACATCTGGCATGTCGCCTTGTACATTAATAAAGCTATCGTATTCGTCAAACTTACGACTAGCAATTGCTCCGGCACATCTTTCGGTACCGTTTTCATAATCATGTGAATCTATATAAATGCCTACACCAGATGCTTGTGCTGCCTGTGCAATAGTTTTGTTATCGGTTAGCACATAGGTATCATACCCTGTTGCTTTACAAGCTTCTGCTACTCGTTGTATCATAGGTTTGTCCCCTAACATAGTTAGAGGCTTTCCTGGGTATCTTGTGCTTCCGTATCTAGCAGGTATCATAATAGCAGTTGTCATGCTTGGTATCTTTCAAAATATCTATTAGTACAATCTATAATATCTTGACGTTGTGTTATTCGCCAGTTTCTTAAATTAGGATGCGCCAACGGATTTAACACATAACTTGCTTTACCTCCTATACCTAAATCAACATAATTTTTTTGCATCTTTTCTGTCCAAGGCATAATAATACCTTGTGGTCCGGTATAACCGTATATATTGTGTATAGGACTACAAGCAAAGTCTAACAACCAATCACCGCTCTTTACAACCATATGTAGATCTATGTCTGTCTGAGTCATTTCTTTGTCGTTTCTAACTCCACCT